CTCGGCGAATACAACGACGTGATCTTGCAGAAGTGGAATTATCTGCCCACCGGCATTTCGAACGCTGGTGTCGCGCAGGCTTCCGTCCGCCGCGCTGTCCTGTGCGGCGCGCAGGCCGGTTTCGTCGGCTTCGGCAAGGAATTCGCCAAGGGCTCGCATTACAAGTGGATCGAAGAACTGTTCGACTACGAACGCGAGCTTGGTGTTTCCGCGCAAACCGTGTGGGGCATCAAGAAGTCGACGTTCAACGGCGCCGACTTCGGCACCATCGTTGTGTCGACCTACGCCGTGAAGCACACGACTTAATCCCTGCCTGATCTCAACCCTTTGAGCATGAACAACCCCGGCGGCTGATAGCCGCCGGCTTCATGCCTACGCTCTTGAAAGGAGCACTCTATGGCTAAAGGCCGTCAACTTGCCTTGCAGGCGGTTCATTCCGCCCGGTTCAAGGTCAACTACAACGACGCCGGCACCGCTGTTGCCGTCCTCAAGCAGTTCTTGCCGAAGGGCGCCATCATCCTGCGCGCTGCTGTCCTCAAGACGACGCAGTGGAATTCCGCGACCTCCGCGGCTCTGAGCGTCGGCTTTGTCGGCGGCACCGGCACCGAACTGGTGAACGCTGCTGACGTCAAGACCGCTGCCGGCCTCGTCGCCGGCACGCTTTCCGCCGGCGCTCTTGTGCCGCTCGCCGCCGATACGCAGGTGCAGGCTTCGGTCGCCTTCGTCGGCGCCCCGACTGCCGGCGCGGCTTATGTCGTCGTCGAATACGTCGTCGACAACGATCTGAACGTCGGCGCGTAAAACGTGGAAGAAGCCCTTATCTGGCTTCACTTCGAAGGTGCGGCGGCCGTTCTCGCGGAAGCGGAGCGGCCGCCGCAGCCTTTGACCAAACCTGTTTCAACTCGATCGCTGGCGGTGGATTATGGGCACGTTTTTGGACCTTCGAACGAACATCGCAAGCGACCTGACGCGGGACGATCTGTCGGACCAAATCAAAAGGGCCGTTCTCGACGCGGTAAGGCTTCACGCCGCTAGCCGCTTTTGGTTCAACACCACGCGCAGCAAGACGTTTCAGACCGTCGCCGATCAAACCAACTACGGCGCCGCGGCGCTCGCCGAAATCCCGAACATCATCCAGCTTGACAAACTGTTTCTGTTCGACGGCGCTTCGCGCTATCCGCTGGAATTCTTCGAGGTCGCCGACTTCGAAATGGCGGCGGTTTCGGGCGCGAAGGGCCGGCCGACGATCTACACCCGCACCGATGGCGAAATCCTGCTCTATCCCATCCCGAACGCGGTTTGGACGCTGCGGCCGCATATGCACTACCGCCTTGCGAAGCTCTCGGCCGATGGCGACGCGAACGCCTGGACGGATGAGGACGCGGCGGAAATGCTGATCCGCGCGCAAGCGAAGTGGTTCCTCTACACCAACTTAATCGAGGATGACGAAGGCGCCTCGCGGATGCTGCCGCAAATCGTCGACTACAAGGCGCGGCTCGACGCGGAAACCTCGAAGCGAACCGCCTCTGGCATCATTCGGGGGACGGATTTCTGATGTCTGTTCTTCCGTTCGGCGAATATCGCCCCGACGTCTCGGACTATCTCGCCTCGACGTCGCAAAACGTGCTGAACGTCGTGCCGCGCGCGGACGGTTACGGGCCGTTCCCGTCGCTTGCCGCGCTGTCGGCTGCGCTCGGCGCTAACTGCCGCGGCGCGATTGCCTCCTATAAAACGGACGGCTCGCTTGTGTTGTTCGCCGCGACCGCGACGGACATTTTCAAGATGAACAACACGACGCTTGCGTTCTCGAACGTATCGAAGGCGGGCGGCCCTTATGCGGCGCTGTCGTCGGGCGATCTGTGGCAGTTCCGGCAGTTCAACAATCTGGTGATTGCCGTTCAAGGCAACGTCGTGCCGCAGGTGTTCGACATTTCCGGCGCCGGGCCGTTCGCCGATCTCGCCGGCAACCCGCCGCAGGCGCGATATATCGACGTCGTGGGCAAGTTCGTGGTGCTGACGGGTATGCCGTCGAACCCGAACCGCGCCAAATGGTCGGGCTTGAACGATGTCAACGGGCCGAATTCGTGGACGGCCGGCATCAACTCGTCCGATGAGCAAGATTTTGCGGATGGCGGCTATTGCCGCGGCGTTGCCGGCGGCGAAAACGGCATCATCTTTCAGGACACCATCATTCGCCGCATGACGTACCTGCCTGGCGATCCGCGCGTGTTCCAGATTGAAAAAATCTCGGAAGGGCTCGGCGTTTACGGGCCGTATTCGATCGTTCGCCGCGGCTCGACCGTGTTCTTTTACTCGCTGCAAGGCTTCCACAAGATCGACCCCGGTTCGGTCCCGGTGCCGATCGGCCGCGAGCGCGTCGACCGGACGTTTTTCAAGGATTGGGACAACTCGAACCCGCAACTGTTCGCCGGCTGCGCCGATCCGCGATCGACGCGAATTCTTTGGCCTTACAAGTCGGTGAACGGGCAGGCGAACCAATTTGACAAGGTGATGCTTTACGACACCGTGTTGGATCGGTTCACGCCGCTGGCGTTCTCGGGCGAATACCTGTTCTCGCTGGCGCAGCCTGGCGTCACGCTCGAACAACTCGACACGCTTTATCCTGGCGGCTTGGACAGCATCCCGGTTTCGCTCGATAGCTTTCCGACCGTCAACATTCCGGAACTGGCGGCCTTCGACGTCAACCACAAGGCGGCATTCTTCCGCGGCGCGTCGCTCGAAGCCACGCTTGAAACCGCCGAACAGGGCACCACGACGGGCCAGCGGATCAAGATAAAGAAGGGCGTTCGCCCGGTGACGGACGCGCCGGCGGTGTTCGTCTCGACGTCCAAGCGCGAAACCTTGCAACAGTCGCCGGCCGTGGGCGGCGAAAGCGGCCTGAACGCGATCACGGGTATTTGCAACATGCTGCTCGATACCCGCTTCGCGCGGCTCATTGCGCGCATCCCGGCCGGCGCCGTGTGGTCCTACATCAACGGGCTTGAAGCTGACCCGAAAGTGGGCGGCAAGCGATGAGCGGTTATAACGTCGGCACGCAAGAGAAAGACCCGGCAAAGTTCGCGCTCGCAATTCAGGCGCTCTTTAACGGGCGCTCGAACGCCTGCGGCTCGGTGACGCTGGCGGCCGGCGCAACGCAAACCGTCGTCTCGGCGCCAAACGTCGCTTCGCAGTGCGCGGTGTTCCTGTTTCAGAAAACCGCGAATGCCGCGGCCGCGCTCGCGACCACCTACGTTTCATCGGTCGGGAAGCAAACGTTCACGATCACGCACGCGAACAACGCGCAGGCCGATCGCTCGTTCTTCTGGGTGGCTCTTGGTTGAACTGCATCAAATCCCGCCGCCTCGCGCGGCGGAAGTCCTGCCAGCGGTCGAAGCGTTCCTAAAGGCGGCATCCGACAAGACGCGCGCAAGCGATTGGCAGAACGACAAGCTCGCGATCCTGCGCGGCGTGGCGCTGCTCTGGGTGGTCTGGGACGGCGAGAAGATTTGCGGCGCCGTCACGACGGAAACCCCGACGCTGAACGGCGTGCGCTATTGCTACGTTACCGCGGTGGGCGGCTTTGAGCTCTCCACCTGGGTTCATCTGCTTTCCGAAATTGAGGACTACGCCAAGCGGCACGGTTGCGCCGCAATGCGAAGCCTCGCGCGCCGCGGCTGGCTCCCGCTGCTTCCCGACTATCAACCGAAACTCGTCTTAATCGAAAAGGGGCTGTGATGGGCAAAGGCACGTCTACCACCACGCAAAACACGTCGTCGTCGCTTGCTGCCTATGATCCGGCAAAGCCGGCGCTCGATGGCATCTTGGGCAAGATCACCGGCATTGCAAACGGCGCCGGCTCGCTGAACAGCAATCAGTCGAACGCGATCGACCAGCTTGTAAAGAACGGGCAGAACGGAAACCCGTTCGCCGGCGGCATCGCTGGCGCGGCCTATGGCCTGCTCAACGGCGGCGGCGCGACGGATAACAATGCCGGCGTGACGGGCAATTTCAACGACTACAAGGGATTGCTTGCCGACACCGCCAGCGGGAAGAACATCGGCGCGAATTCCGATCTCAAAGCGCAGCTTGACCAGATCACGACGGACGCAACGAACCAAGTCAACGGCGCCTGGGCGGCGGCCGGCCGTGACGGCTCGCCCGGCAATTTTCAGGCGCTCGGCCGCGGCATCGCCTCGGGCGTCGCGCCGGTGTTGGCAGCGCAGTACAACACCGACAAGGATCGCCAGTTGGGCGCCGCGAAGTCGATCTATGACGCGGGCAATTCAACCTACGGCATCCTGAATTCGCGCACCGACGCCGCGAACAACAATATCGTGAACGGCGTCAACGTCGCCGGCTCCGCATGGGACGCCAGCAATTCGGGCGCGAACGCGGTCCTCGACGCGGAAGCCAAGCGGTTCGGCATCCCGACCGCTCAACTCGTGACGCTGCTCGGCGCCGTCTCACCGGCAGCTGCACAGTTCGGCACGCAAACCGGCACGGGCACGGGAACGCAAACGATGAGCGATGCGGACCTTTACGGAAAGATGCTCAAAAATTTTTCCGGCGTCGCCGCCGCGGCCGACGCCGCCGGCCCGCTGCTGTTCGGTTAAGGGGGAAAAGGCATGGGTCTGCTCGATATTCTTCAAGGCAACTTCGCTCCGCAACCCTATGGCGGGCTGCTCTATCCCTCGCCGGTGCAACAGCCGGACGAAGCGGAATTGGCACAGC